CCCAGTCAATATAGGTTGATGCCGAAGGATACAGCCAAGCCGGCTCTGTCTTTGACCGCTCAAGGGGCTGTGTCGGTTGGTCAGACTATAGTTTTCCATTCCAAGGACAACATATCGTTGACAGTAGGCGTTTTCACTATATTTGTGTCAAGGTTGCTCGCATTCTTTGATACGAATATACGATTCGCTTACGGGGCAGACGAACATACGTCGGGACAGTGGGCGGACACATACCTCGACATTCCAGGTACGTTCGTGGAAGAATTGGACATACCTAAGTTCGATAAGTCGCAGGATTGGGTCTGTTTCGAGTTGATACTGTACGTTATGGAGGTTACTGGAGTCCATTCCCATCTCATTGATTTCTGGAGGAAAGCGACCGACCAAGCGACAGTGTTCAGTGCCGCTTTCCAGCTTACCTTTGAAACTATGTTTGGGAACCGTAGTGGCAACGGGGGTACTTTGGCAGTGAATTGCATAGTGTTGCTTTTCGCGTTCCTCGATTCTTTCGCGGATACCGGTATTGTAGCTCTCCTTATCAAGGGAGATGACAGCGTACTGGTTACAAAGAGGCCACTTACGTTGATTCATGAACAGAAGTTGGAGCAGAGGTGGGGGTTTACCATGAAGCGAGTGTCGCGCAAGGGAACCGTCCAGTTCTGTAGCTCTATATTTGTTCGTGATTCAACCGGGAAGTATAGGCTCGTCAGAGACTTGGTTCGGTTGATTGAAAAGGCAGGTAGGGCTTTGCCGGTGGATAGGCCCGCTCATTACTTCTTGGACTATTATGTGTCGTTTGCAGATGCCGCACTGGCATATGATGACGAGGTATTGGTTGAGAATCTACAAGTGGCTACGATGAAGATCTATGGTCGGGAGGTGGACGTACGCACGTTGGTTGCGTTCGTTCAGTATGTATCATCTAGTACAAAAGTCTTTTTGAAGACTTTGTATGGGTTGACTGACCAGCAAATCCTGGAGATTCGAAACATCGATGAGGCTTTGGAGGTTATAACGAGGGTGAGATCCACTCGTTTTGTGAAAGGAAAGGATCTCGTTGGTGCACACAAAGTGTTGAAATTGACATTGCTTAACAAGATGATGATAAGCGCAGATTGGATATTTGAAGCGTGCGAATAGTGATTTATTATATCAATTTTAT